GGACACCAGCTGATCGGCACTCGCCAACTCGCGCCGTAACTGCGCGGTGGTGGCCTCAATCTGGACGAGCATTCCTTGAATTTGTTGGTCAGCCATTTCATAGCCTACAAAAAAGCCCGCTCAAGGCGGGCTTCAATAAGTTGGAAGGAAGATCAAATTCCTTTTTTTGAACAAACTTGTCCGGCAGCCTCTCCCACATCAATAACAACGAAATTACCGCTAGAAAGTTTCACCGCCATGAAAGGCTCAAATCCGACATACGCACCATATGAGTTTTTTGAGTTCACAAGGCCACAAGTCGCTTTATCTTTGCCGATCCTCACATTTTTAAATTTTGCACTGTCTGCATCTTTCAACCGATCTTCCATCGCTATTTTCAGTGCCGCTAGGTCATCATTTGATGCCGGGGTGCCGGCGGCGAAGGCGAGCGAAAAAACAGCGCACTGGGCAAAAACTCCCAAGCCAATCTTCCTGATCACGGTAGACTCCTCACGAAAATGACTACCATATCAAGAAGACGATCAAGGCGCCTGGTTAGTAAGACTTTCTCCCAGTCAACGCCATCCTCAGTTTGTCGGCCACATTCGAAGCACTTGGTTTCTCCTTCACGCCCTGCTTCTTCCCGCTGCCGAATGGGTTAGTCATCTGAGCCCATTCAATCCTGGCATCCATGGCCATGAATAGCTCAGGCAGCGGCGTACACCAGGCCACATCCGGCGCCCATCCCAGCCACCCGGTGGCGATCCCATACAGCCGGTCGACGTAGCTGCCGTCCTCGACAGCGCTTACGCCGTCCCGGCTTGGTCGTTTCCCGGGTCACCGCCTCGCGGATTGTAGAGAGCGCCAAGGTACTTGGTGACTACCGGCGTCAGCCCGGCCACACCCTCCTGCCAGACCTTCTCGGGCAGCGCTTCGGCAGCCTTCCCTTCCAGGCCGGCGCCGGCGGCGATGATAAAAGCCACCGCATCTACGCCGACTGCATGCAGGGCTGCGGATGCACCGCGCAGGCCGCCGAAGCGGCTTTCGATAGCACGAACTGCCTTTAGGGTGGGCTGTAGAGTGTACTCTTCATCGCCCAGTTTGACGGTCACGGTCCCGTGTAGAGTTTTGCTCACAGAGGCCCCCTATCAGGCAGCGGCGGCGGCCGGAATTTCCAGCACGTCGGAGTTGATGCCCATGGTGATGTTGCGGCGCACCACGTTGTCAGCAGCACCTGGTGCAACGGTGTTATTCATCACCTTGACGCGCATGTAGAAGGTGGTCGGATTGATAACTGGGGTTGCGGTCGGATCACCGTCATTCAGGGTGATCTTGACGTTGTAGTCGCCCTTGCTGCGGTCCTTGTGCGCGGTCTTGACTGCACGCTGGCCTGCGTCACCACTGTCCAGGCCGACAGTAACGGTCAGGTCGCCAGCGTCAGCAGTGCCCTTGTACTTGCGCACACGCCCGTCTTTCAGCGAAGTGAAGTTCACGTTGCTGAAGGTGTCACCAAACTCGCCCAGGTCCTCGATCTCACCCACTTCGACGTAGGTATCGGCCTTGTATTCAGTTTCCGTGTCCGCGCCGGTCTTGCCACCGATGAAGATGCGGCAGCCAGCGGCTGTGTTGAGGTTGTCTTCGGCCATGGGGGTTCCTCCAAAGGCACATTGGATAAAGCCGCAGCGCGGCCGGTGGTTAAATCAGTGGGTGGTGATGACGCGAACCGTGATCGAGCCCTGATAGGTAACGCCGTCAGCATCCCGCTGGGCGTCCGACTGGATGACGCGTACCGATACAGCGCGGCCAACCTCCAGCGGCAGCGGGCGCTCGTCCAGGGCGGCGATCACCTCGCCGTTGATGCGCTTCACTTCGGCCTGGCCGACAGCATCAGACCAGACGGACAGGTACAGCAGGCGCTGCTCGCGCTTGCGCCCGGAGATCGGGCTATCGTTGACCGAGACCTCGCGGTCAATCGACACGTAGGGCATATCGGCGTTCAGCGGTGCGCCGTCGTAGATCGGGCAGCTGACTTCGGCCTTGAGCCTGGCAAAGATGGCCTCCTGCAGGGCCAGTGATGGATCAGCCATTACCTACCCCCTGGCTTGCCTTGCGCAGGGTTCGGCGAACTGCCTCCTCAAGGTCGGCCATGACGTACTCGCGGTTTACGTCCAGGGATGGGCGAAGCCACGGGTGGGCCGGCCTGGCGGGTATGTCCGGGTACTTGCCGAAGAAGTGCTGTCCGTCGGACTTGTTCTTCGTGTCGCGCTGCCGGATCGAATTGCGCCGGCCTTTCAGCTGCGACTTGTCGCGATTGTTGGTGTGAACGCCGCCGACCGCATCCCGATCAGCTCGCTGGTAGATGCTGCCGGTGTAGCCCTTGGTGCCGTACTCGAGGAACCTCAGGTAGAAGAAGCGGCGATTGTCCCGTTTGCCCCTGATGCCGACCTGTGCATCCAGCCCGCTGGGTGCGACGTAGACTCGCAGGGCCGCCGAGGCAGCGCCGGTGTCCTTCGGGATCAGCTGCTGCTGGGTAGCCAGCACGCGCGCGGCCGCCTTGGCCATGGCCGGCTGCAGTTCATTGTCCATCGTCTTGTGGATGTTGCGCAGCGTCCGCCGGAGGCGGATGTCGCCGCGCATCTTCGAGCGGCGCGCCATGGGCTACTCCTTGGCCGGATCGGCCTTCGCTGGCTTGACGGCCTTGTCGGCCACGGCCTCAGCGTAGCCACGAGCAATCAGGCCTTCGCCCTGCTCCTTGGTCACCTCGAATTCCTCGCCCTTCTCGCGCTCACCAGATGCGCCCGTCAGCGGGCCCAGTGCACGAATTTTCATGGTTCACCTCATGGGTTGGGGACGCTGGAGCACAGCAGCCGCAGCATGTCCCGGTCGTTGTTGAGTAGCGGGGCCTCGACCTTGTAGGTCACGCCCGAGCGCTTCTCGGTCAGTCGCCAGCCGGCAACAATGTCCGACCGGGGCCGGATACGGATCTCGGCACTGATCACCGCCTTCAGCTGTTCGGCCACGGGAGTAACCCGACCTGTCGGCATGGTGACCTCTGCCCAGACCTCACCAACCTCCACCCAAGTCTCAACGAAGCCGCCAGAGCGGTTCTGTTCCCTATGTGGTTTGAAGACTTTGCAGCGGTGCCGCATTGGACCGGCTCTCATAGATTCACCCAGCGGTGCGGAAGCCAGAGGGCATTGGTGGCAAGCGGCAGTTCTGTGGCGATGGTGCCCGTGGTCACCGCCTCGCGGTTTGCATACCAGTGACCGATCAGTAGAAGCGCCCCCTGGCGTATTGCCTTGGTGATGATCAGCGCGTTCCCTGCAGGGTCAGGCAAGGCCTCGCCCTCGGCAATCAGCCGGCGGTTCGTCCACAGCTCGAAGGTACTGATGGCGGCGTCGATATAGCCTTGAATCAGGCTGTCCTCCTCGTCGCCATCAACCCGCAGGTGCGCCTTCACGGTGGCGAGGTCAATCATTGCTTGGCACCAGGGCCTGCAGTTCTTCCTTCTTCGCGCCTGGCTCGAAAGCGATGCCTTTGGCCGTCAGCCATTCCTTCAGCTCTGGCACCTTCATCTTGAGCGGATCGCTTTCAGGAGGGCCCGAGCCGTCCAGATACTCGGCCACGCCGAGGTGCTCGACCGCCACCAGGGCGCAGCGCTCCGACACTTCCTGCTCGCCCGTCTGGATCTCAACCACCTGGTTGCCGTCGACAGCGAACGGGAACGCCTTCTTCACGGAAATGATTGGCATAAATCCTCCAGAGTGGGCGCCCGAAGGCGCCCGCCCGATCAGGCAGCGCTCAGGGTCAGAACCTTGATCGCCTGGGAGTCGACAAGCATGCCGCCGACGCGCTTGGTGGTGTAAAAGCCAACGAACGGCTTGTTGGTGTAGGGGTCGCGCAGTACGCGGGTACCGATACGGTCCACGATGGTGTAGCCGCGCTTGAAGTCGCCGAACGAGATCGCATTGGCGTCCGCAGCAACGTCGGGCATGTCCTCGTTCTCGGTGATGCCGTAGCTCAACAGAGTCGATGGCTGGCCGAGTTCCAGGCCTGGGCGCCACAGGTAGTTGCCCTCGCTGTCCTTCAGCTTGCGGACATAAGCGACGGTGAGGTTGGTCATCATGAACCGGGCGTTTGCCCGGTACCCGGCCTTGAGCGAGTGGATCAAGTCGATCAGCTTGTCGCCATTGAAGCCGCCAGCAGTGCCGGAGATCAGCTTTTGCAACTTGCCAAACGCCCGGGTTTTGTCGCCGTCGGTAACCAACTCATAAGCCAAATAGCCTTTTGGCTTGTTGATGCCGTTGCCGAGAGTGAACGCGTTGCCCTCCTTCTCGGAAAACTCGCGAGACACCTCGCTGTTCAGCCAGCCTTCAGCATCGAAGAAGATATCGTCCAGGCTGGTTTGAGTGGCTTGCGGGTTGGCGTAGATCTCGCCCATGAAAGAGGAGATCTGGCCGAGGGTCGGAGTGCCGGTCGCTGGCCGTGGATCGGTTTCGCCTACCCAGCCCGACCCAGCGCCACCGAGGCTCACCAGGCGGCGATAGTCTGGAGAGCCAACAGTGATCTGGTTACAAACCTGGCGCATCGGCGAGGAGTCTTTCAGCAGTTCGATGATGCTGCGATCCAGCTCCTCCGGTACCGCGTAGCCGCCGTCGGCATCGCTTCCGATCTGGAGCGCTTTGGCCTGCAGGTCGCCCAGGCCGGTGTCGATGCCTTTGCGAACGAACTGCATGAAGGCAGTCTTGTGCTCGCTCGCAGCCTTAGTGCCGCTGCCGTCCGGGCGCTTCAGTTCGGCCAGCTCTTTTTCCAGAGCAGATTTCAACTCGTCGAGCTCACCCAGTTTTTCGTTCAGGGTGTCGACCTGGCCGGACAGCTTGCCTTTCTCCTCTTCCAGACCTTCGATGCGTTTGTCGTTGGTCTTCTTGAATTCGTCGAACTTTTTGCCCAGGGCTTCAGCGACGTCATCGATGTCTTTCTTTTCAACAGCCATGAGAGGCTCCTTACATTTTGTCCAAAAGGGATTTCAGGGATTGAAGTGCTTCGTCGGCACCCGCCTCTCGCGGTGAAACTGCGCCGTAGCCCTTAGCCATGAAGGCCTTGGCCTGGGAGCCGGAAAACCCTACCTCTCGCAGGGCCCGCTCCACTTTGCTGGGCGGTGGGGTCTCACCGCGGGCCAGCAGAGATTTCACATCGGTTATCCGGGCCTCGTCGTTGGCCGGGAAAGTGACCAGGGACAGCTCCCACAGGTCGATCTGTTTCAGGATCCAGACGCCCTTTTCCTTGTCGTACTCATAGTCGTCCAGCATGTAGCCTATAGAGGTGCCCGTCAGGCTGCCGGCCTTCATGTGCGCATGGGCGCGCTTGGCGAGCGGGTCGTCCTCGATGAGCAAACGCCCCTTGAAGAACAACCCCACATCGTCCTCGCGCATCTCGGTGTAGATACCGATTGGCTCGCTCATGTTGTGCTGCCAGAGCATCGCCGGCAGCCGGCCCTTCTCTTTCCACCGAGCCAGGCTGGCTTCAAAGGCGCCACGTACCACCACATCGCCGTAGCTGTCCTCTACGCCGAAGACGGAGCCATATCCCTCGAATTCGCCCGTTTCGCTGACCGACTTGATGGTCAGCGGTCGATCAAGGCGCTGTTTTGTCTGCATCGTCGGCAGCCTCTGGTTTGGTGGTCATGTTCAATGGGCTCAGGTACATGTCGCCGCCTTCGCGCGGATTCATATCCTCGAGGTCGCGACACTCGTTGGGACTCAAGATGCTCCACTGAATACCTTTTGCGTACGCCTCGTACCGCCCCTTGAGATCGCCGCGCATGAGCGCGCCGGCATTGAATTTGGCGTAATGGGTCAGCCGGTCTTTCTCGCTGAGCAGGCCAACCTGCACCCTGTGCTCAATGCGGGTGATGATCGGTACGAGGGAGTAGTTCACGAAGTTCATGCCCATCTGCTCAACGTTGTTGAGCGTCATCTTGTCCATGTTCGCTACCAGGTGCGGCGGCACCCGGAACAGGCCGCATAGCTGCGCCTCGGTCATGCGTTTGGATTCGATAAACTGCGTGTCCTGGGCATTCAAGCTGATAGGTTTCCAGTCCAGCCCCATCTCCAAGATCATTGGCTTGTAGGCATTGGCCACCCCCATGTGCTCGCCCTGGAACTCCTCTTTAAGCCGACCGAACGCTTCGTCGGTGAGCGTTTGATCCGTTCGCAGGACCCCGCTGGTAACTGCGCCGTTGGTGAACAGCTTTCCAGCATGAGCATCCATCGCCTGGCCAAGTCCAAGCGTCTGGCGGGCGTAGGCGATTGGGTTCAAGCCATTCAGCCCATCCAGCGTGAACAGCCGAACGTGCCAGATCTCTTTTTGCGTAAGCGTTCTCGGTCCAGTTTTGAAATCGACTTTGTATTCAACTGACCAGTCGTCGTTGAGCTTCGGGTGGACGATGTCCGGATTTAGTGGCAACAACTCGATGACGTTACCCAAGGCCTCGACCTTGTAGGCGTAGAAGTTGCCGCGTAGGCACAAGCACGCTACCAGCATTTCCCAGAATTCCTGGGCGGTCATATAGCCGTTAGGAGCCATGGACAGCAGCGGATACAGCCGATGACCTGTAGCTGGTAACCGTACCTTGTCCGTCTGCTTCATCAGCCGGCAAGGCAGCATGCCTATCGACTCGGACAGCACGCGAACGCAGTTGAAAACCACCAGCTGCTGCAGGGCACTGGAAGTCGTCACACGCTGGCCAGTGGAGGTTTCATAGCCGGAGCCCAACGCCTGTGCCAGTTTCTCCGGCGTGTCGATGATCAACGTATTGCTCTTTCTTCCAAGGAGCGCTCGGAACATCAGCTACCCCCTCGAATGATGGCGTAGGCAGACAGCCCCATCAGGATGGTGCCGCATACAGAAAGCGACACTGCCTCACCGAAGCCAACCCAGAGGCCGCGCGCCAGAAGCCCGAAGCCAACCATGCCCACCAGGTCCGGCAGGCTTTCGCGCAGACGAGCGAGGGTCGACACCTCGTCTTCGCGAGGCGCCTCTTGTTCAGTGGTCATAGCGATCTGATTCCGTGCTTCATGATGTGGTCCGAGAGCGTTTTCTCGGGTTGTGGATTCAATGCCATCAACGAGACGGCGTTGAAAGTGGCCATCAGCGGGTCGATTTTTGCTGTGCCGGAAGCCTGCTTTGTGATCAGGAAAGCGTTCGCAGAAGGAACGCCCTTGGCGTTGCCGCAGGCCCACGCCATGAGAGGCTGCCCGCAGTGCTGGAGAGAACCATCCGCTAGGCGCCGCTCTGTGGTTTTGATCGCCCCCGTGAGCTTCCAACCCTGGGAAATCCCGATCACTTTGTCTTCCGGAACTCCAGCCTCGGCCAGCGCGTCGAGCACAGCCCCAATCCCCGCCGGGTCGAGCCCCACCTTATCCAGTAGGCCGGCCTGGTGGATTCTCGCCACAATGGCTGCAAGCTGCTCAACGTCGTCACCGATGCGCTCAACTATGGTGAGGTCACCCGTGGCCTGCAGGTCGAGCAGCCTGGGTGCCTCCGACTTCCGCCTCTCCAACACGGATGGATGGGCCCAGGCATGTGCCCAATGTAGCCAGGTGCGCGTTTCTCGCATCCGCCCGACTGCCGCAAGCCCGAGCAAGTCATCCAGGCCACCACCATCCCCACCAACCGCAATGACATCACATAGCTCGAGCATCCTGTCGAATGTGAGTCCTGGCTTGGCCTGGGGCTCCCAGTACGCCGCCCCAACCCAGCTGTCGGACATCAGCGCAAGGCCGATCTCAATGTTGAGGTGTTTGGCAAGGAAGCCACGCATCTCCGCCTCGCCGTCGATCTCCGCCTGCATGTGCAGGCGCTCGAGCGTTGGGCGGTCCACCGAGTAGCCCATGTTCGGGTTGACCAGGTGGAAGTTTTCGGGCTTACGTGCATCCCCACTATCGATCATCTCCTTGGAGAACTCGTAGATGACCGGGAGGAAGCGGTTGTCGTTGATGCGGCCGTCGCGTACGCCTCGTGCGTAGTTCAGCTTCGAGCGGAACACGCCAGCTGGCGGTTCGTTCGACTGTGTGGTCAGCCAGATAATGAAACCTTCCGGGCGAGACAGCAGCCCGCCGGTGGCCTCGCGGATCATGTCCGCAGCCTTGGGGTTCTTGCCGAACAGCCAGGCTTCGTCGATCAGCACACCGACCGCTTTCTTGCCGCCAACCACATCGCTGTCAGCGGCCACCACCTTTAGCGTGGCGCCTGTTTCCCGATGGGTGATCAACCGGAGGTGTGGCTGAACGTGTAGCAGATCCTTCAGCTCATCATCGTTGTTGACCATGTCCTTGGCCGGTACGAAGGCGTTGTCGGCAATTTCTTTGGTCGGCGCGAGGATGATGAACTCGGCCGACATCCGCCAATTGCGGACCAGGGCCGTCAACATGATCGCGGCAGCGATCGTCGACTTGCTGTTCTTCTTCGGGATGCAGAGCATGAACTCCCGAATCAGGCGCTCCCCGGTCTCGGTGTTGTAGCTACCGAACACCGCACCAGCGAAAGCGAGCACCCAAGGTGCGCACGCGCTCTCGATGGTTGGGCTGCCCGGGGCGTCGACAATGCGAAGCCCCTTGAATACCTCAATGCTCTCCTCTGCTTCCTGCGGGAACAGCGGCTCGGGAATGATCGACTCGCCGGCAGCCAATCGCCGCCACCAGTCCGGGCAGGCCGTTGTCCAAAGCATGCATCACCCCTTGACGACAGTGAGGGGGGGCTTGCTCTGGGAGTACCTGCCCCTGCCGGCCACTTTCGCGGCCTCCGCCTTCTGTTCCTTCTTCCCGGCCTCGGCTTTTTTCCCGTGGATATAGGGGACTGCCGTCTGCGCGGCGTTACGCCGGTCGAAAACCTTGGCTCGGGGTTCATTCATCAGGGCCAGCAACCACTCCAGAGGGTCCTGGGTGGAAGGCAGGCAACTGAGAAATTCACCGTCTGCCTCATTGACCTCCACGGGCTCGCCATTGGCCTCTTCAGCTTTCGGCTTTCTGCTTCGCTTCTTCGGCTCAGGGTTAACACTGAGCTCCGCTTTGCGAGCCAGAATGGCTGCGGCGATTTTCGGATCATTGGCCCAGCGCGACCCTGCCGCCGCAGCAGTCGAGGCCTTGCTGCCTGCGGCTTCCGCCGCTTCTTTGTTGGACGCACCTCGGGCTTTAGCGTCAACAAACTGTCGCTGTTTGTCTGTTAACACCATTAACAAAAACCTTGAGGGGGGAGAAAAATGTGCACGTGGGGTCGGTGGCGGTCTAGCTAGGTGAGAATCGCTATATTTTGACCTCCCCCCACCCTCGAAGCACGCCACTGACGTGCTTCGAAGGTGCCTCGGGCGACCGCGCGCCATTCCGCTGACGGTCAGCCCATCAGGCCAGCAGCCTCCTCGGCTTGCTTGACCGAGTCGTGGCAGGGCTTGCACAGCGGCTGCCAATTGGCCTGATTCCAGAAGAGATCCTTGTCGCCTCGATGCGCCACGATGTGGTCAACGACGCTGGCCGCTGCCGTTCGCCCCTGCCGGGCGCAGTAAGCGCACAGCGGGTTGTCACGCAGGTACTGTTCTCGGGCCTTCTGCCACTTGTAGTCGTAGCCACGCTGGGAGCTGGTCATTCCACTCCGCCAGCTGCCAGGGCTCACCACCTTGACCCGCGAGCCTGCGCTTTCCTTGATGCGCGGTCCCAGTGTCTTGAGCCTGGCCATCAGCGCACCTCGACCTTGATGCCGCGCTCTATCCATCGGAATACACGGCCAGGGTCCGGCTCGCGGCCTGTGATATGGGTCATGACCAGGACGCCGGCCAGGTAGTACTTCAGCCACCAGCGTTGGCGGCAAACGATTGTTGCGGTAACGCTAGCCATCACCAACCTCCTGCCATCTT